CACGCCGGAGAGGGTGCTGGTCCATGACTCGCTCATGTCATCGAGGCACCCCTGCAGGAACTCCACCCGCTCATCGTCGCCGTCATGGGCCTCATCCTTTTCGATGTGCCAGTCCAGCCGGGTGACGGTCTTCTCAAAGGCGAAGAGGATGCCGCCGATGATGGGGTCATTGTCACTCATCTCGCGGTAGACCTTGCGGCCCGCGGAGCCCCGGAGTTTAGTGATGAACTCCTCGTTGATCTGGCCGCCGCTCTGGCGTAGCCCGGTGTTGCCGAGCTCCTGCATGTTGTTGTCAGCCAAAGCAGACCCTTCGCGTCGGTGGGCGGCCCACGAAAGAGGGGCCCGGTTCCACAGGTGATCCTATGGAGCCGGGCCCCTCTCATGCGTCGGAGACACGCCGGGGCACCTAACTAGGGTTCAGTCAGGTGACCTACCGGGGGTTAGAACGGGGGTTCCTGCCCGTTGCCCTGCGGCTGTCCGCCCTGCGGCTGGTACTGGCCCTGAGCCTGAGCCGTCACGGCCTGCTGTGCCGCGGACTGGTTCCAGTTGCCGCCCTGCTGGCCGGTGACGCCGGGGGTTGCCCACGGGTCCTCCGCCGCGGCGGGCTGGCCGCCTGCCTGCGGGCCATTCGCGGCCGCCTGCTGGTAGTGCTGGGCGTTGTGCTGGCCCTGCTGGCCGCCCCACTGCCCGCCGCCCTGCTGTGTCTGCTGGCCGCCCCACTGGCCGCCCTGCTGTGCGCCCGCCTGCTGGCCGCCCCACGTGCCGCCCTGCTGGTTGCCCTGCTGGCCGCCGCCGAAGCCTCCCTGCCCCTGCTGGCCGCCGCCGAAGCCGCCGCCCTGCTGGTTGTTGCTCTGCGTGCGGGTGACCACCGCGGAGGCGTATTTCAGGGACGGGCCAATCTCGTGGACCTCAAGCTCAATGACCGTGCGGTTCTCGCCCTCTTTGGTCTGGAACTTGCGGGACTTCAGGACGCCGGTGACAATGACGCGCATCCCCTTCTGCAGGGAGTCGGCCACGTTCTGGCCCAGTTCACGCCATGCGGAGCACCGCATGAAGAGGGTCTCGCCGTCCTTCCACTCGTTGCTCTGCCGGTCAAAGGTGCGCGGCGTGGAGGCCACGGTGAAGTTGGAGACGGCATCGCCGGAGCCCTGCGTGAAGCTGAGCTCGGGGTCAGCGGTGAGGTTGCCGATGATTGTAAGGGGGGTCTCGCCAGCCATGATTTAGTTCCGTTCTAGGTGGGGTTTTACGTGGTCATCCGAGCGTAACATAACCGGGGCTATGTTGCCACTCACTGGGACAGGGCCCCCGGTCTCCCGGGGGCCCCTCCGCCTACTTGGTGTAGAGCTCGTATTCCTTGGCGCCGCACCCAAACTGTGCCAGTGCCGTCGCCAGCTTGTCGTGCTGGGTGATGGTCTCATCACGCTCAGGGAAGCGGCCCTCGGCGCGGATTGCGGCGCCCTTGGCCCAGTCGTTGGTGAAGTAGCGGCTGATGCCCATGCGGGTCTTGTCCTCAGCCTTCCAGCGCGGTACGCACACCACCACGCCCAGCGTGGTCACCCGGCCGTCCTGCTGGGTCTTGACCACCCGGATGGTGCGGCCGTAGTCGTCGCGCTCCTTGTTGAACCAGACCTTGCCCTCGTACGGGCTGTTGAGGTTGCGGAGGCGGTTGGCTTCAATCAGGGTCTCGCGGGCGGCGGTGACTTCAGCGGCGGTGGGGGCGGTGGTGGCGTTCATGGTGACTCCTTCAGGTCTTCAGCTTGGCCGGTTGCCTTGCTGATAAGACGACTCTATAACAGTCTGTTAGACCGCGCAAGCCCGTCTTATGTGATCTGCGTCACACTCCGTTAGTCACCGCATCCCCGACCAGGGATTCAGCTGGCCGAGGGCCATGGGCGCCACGAGGACCGGCTGTTTCGCCGACTCATACACGGCGAGGAGCATGGCCTCTGCCCGGTCAGGGGAGTGCAGGCCGCGCTTCTTCATCTCCTTCTTCGACTCCACCACGATCTGGCCGGTGCTGTTGGAGGCGTACTGCGGCCCGTTCAGCTGGGCGAGCTCCTTCATGCTGATGGACAGGTAGAGGTCCTGCTCCCCCATGTTCCCCGCATCCGGCTGGATCAGCTGGCGGAAGTTCCACCACATCTCACTGCGGCTCGATGCGAACTTGTTGGAGTTGTGCGCCTTCTCCGCCACGTTGATGCCAATGATGTCAGCCCGGAACAGGCCCTCGCGCTTCCACGCCTGCAGGAGGCCGACGATGCCCCAGCCCACCCCAATGCTGTCGATCTTCACCCTGACGGGGGTGGTGATGCCGCGGGCGGCGTGCACCTTCTCCGCCGCGAGGATGTGGTCCTTGATGACCCCGGCGACGACCACGGAGGAGGCGTTGTCCTGCCCGGCCTTGGCGTACTCCACGGTCAGCTTCCACCCGTCAGCCTTGGCGATGACGAACTCATCACCGCCGTCCGCCGCAATGTCCACGCCGAGCTTGATGGGCTGGTCCCCCACCTCGATCACATTCTTGTGGGCGAGCTCAAGCCACGACATGGGCAGGGTCTTCGCCGTGTTGTCCTTGGGGAACTTGGCCAGCACGCGGGCCATGTAGAACGGTGAGTCCTCCCCGAACTCCTCAGCGAGCCCGGCCACCCAATCCCGGTCCACGAGGTGGTCAGCGACGGGATGCGGGGGTACGCCCTCAGGGCAGGCCCGGCACTGCTCCGTCTCCTCCCCCGTGAAGTTGGGGGTATCGAACGCGCTGATTTCGATGTGGTTGTACCGGTCGCTGTTGCAGATGCCCTCAAACCATGTGCGCTCCGCGTCCACCGGCGGGTTGCCGAGGATGAGCATGCGGGTGTTCATGCCCGTGGTCAGCGCCTCAAGGTCCCGGCCGAAGCTCGGGCTGATGCCACCGGCCTCATCCACCACGATGAGCATGTTGGGGGAGTGGTAGCCGTTCAGGGCGGCCTCTTGATGATCCGGGGGCTTGATGCCTTCAGCGACGAGCTCACCGAGGTCACCGATCTTCCACTCCACCGGGTTCGTGTACCCCGGCAGGTTGTGGAGCGACTGGATGCGGCGGATGTGCGGCCACAGGGCATTCTTGACCTGCCGGAAGGTCGTTGACGTGGTGATGATCTTGGTGGTGCCCGGCGGGTACACCGTCGCCCAATAGGCCACCACGCGGGCGGCGAGGTGGGTTTTGCCCGGCGCGTGGCAGGCGGAGACGGTGGTGCGCTTGTGCGTGTGCAGGGACTCGAGAATCTCAATCTGCTTGGACCAGATGGTCTCCCCGAGGCCCGCTTGGACGAAGCCCACCGGGTCCCCCTGATACTTCATCCACGGGTTGTCCTTGCGGAACTGGATTTGCATGAGGAGGGCCCGGCGGGACTCCATGGGCAGGCGCGCCATGATGTTGCGGCGCCGCACCTCAGGCAGGCCTAGCAGGCGGTCGAGCTCACTTGTTGCCGTTGTCAATGAGGTCCTTCAGCTGTGCTTCCAAGTCATCCACGGTCAGGGAGATGCTGGCGGGGGAGCCGGGGGTGGCGCCCTCAAGGCTCACCTTGTCCCGGCGGGTGTAGCGTTCCGGTTTGGTGCGCTCAAGGAACCACGCCGCGGCGTGCCAGTCATCCGCGAAGGCGGCGTTGATGACGCCGAGGGCGCGCATCTCTGCCGCGGACTGGGCCTGCCGGGTGTGCAGGGTGGCCACCACGTACGGCCACTCCGCCTTGTTGAACTGCCGGGGGCAGTGCGTCCACATGTAGTCGAGGGAGTTGTTCGGCGCCTCAAGGAACTGGTCCATGATGGCGTCGTAGTCCACCCGGGGCAGGTTGCGCACCCGGTCCATCTCCATGTCGCCGCGCTCCCGCCACCCGTCGAAGGTGGAGGTACCGATGCCCGCGAACTCGCACGCGACTTTCACGTAGTTGCCGCCGCCGATGATCTGCACCAGCATCTTCAGCCGGGGCAGGGAGAGCTTGCTGGTGCGCCCGGCCATTACCGGCGCTCCAACACGGCCACGTCACCCGCGGCGTCGGTGACCTGCCAGCGGCCCCACAGGGCGGCCACCTCACGCGCGGCGTTGCCGAGGGGGTGCGTGGTGCGCTTGGAGGCTTTGCGGCCCTCCAAGATGATGGTGTGCACGCCTGAGGCGGCGAGGACGTCAGCGAAGGCGATGAAGTTGCCCTCCATGCCGTCATACACCTCGGGGAAGACGCGGCGGGCGAGGATGACCTCAATGCTCCGCTCGGCCAGCAGGGAGGCGAAGCCCTCAAGGGTGGCGGGGGTGACGTAGTTGAACCACACCGGCGCCTGCCCCCATGTGCCCGCCTCAAGCCCGGCGAGGTAGCTCTCCCGGTTCCCCTCCGCCGCGGTGGCCACATACCCCGCGGCCTGCAGGCGGGCCGTCAGGAGGCCCGTGCAGGCGCCGAGGTCCAGCACCCGGGCGCCGGGCGGCACGGTGGAGGCGAGGACGTTCCAGATGGCGTCATGAATCTGCGGGAATCGGCCGGCCTCGGCGAACTCCTGCAGGTACTCCGGGGAGTCGAACCGGCGGGTCACAGGGCGGCCGCCTCAAAGTGGCCCCGCTCCTCAGAAGTCTTGCCGTCCTCCGCCGGGTACCACGCCTTGCTGTACTGGTGGTTCGGAATGTCACGGATGGCGAAGACGCCCTGCTGGGAGAGCAGGGTGATTTCATCCAGCCCGGCGCCGATTTCCTTGGCGATGACCTTGGGATCGTAGTGGTGGTCCTCAATGAGCTCACGGACGATGGCGCTCATGTCCGTCGCCACGTGGGTGCCCTTGGCCCGGTTGATCCTGATGGTCATGAGCATGGCCTCCGCCCGGGTCAGGTCGAGGACGGCGACGGGCACGAGGCCGCCGAAGGCCGCGCGCACGGCCTTGCTGTCTTGACTCAGGCGCCACCGGTGGAATCCGTCGATGACAAGGCCCTCGGTGTTGACGAGGACGGGCTGAATCCACCCGGTGCTGAGCAGGCTGTGCTCGAGCAGGGTGAGCTCCCGCCGGTGCACCCGGTTCGGGTTCCACGGGTTGGAGTGCAGGGTGGAGGCGTCCACCCACTGGATGCTGTCAATGGGGTTATGCACGTTTCGCCATTTTCTCTTTGAAGGCCTTGACCTCGATGGTGGACAGGGGGAGGATGCCGCGCTTGTAGGCGCCGGTGGTGAAGGCGCGGATGACGTAGCCGGGCGGGTAGTGGTCCACCAGTGCCGGGTCCTTGCAGGCGGTCACGACCAGCTGCAGTTTGGTGTGCGCGATGCCGTTCTGCCGGGGGTCCGTAATGTACTTGTCAATGTACTGCTCGATGGTGCGGAATGAGCGGCCATACTCGGCTTGGAGCCCGTCATTGTCGTACTCGCGGTAGTACCGCTCCTGCACCTCCATCTCCGGGAAGACGGCCATGAGCCGGTCATAGAAGTCCGGTTCAAGGGCGCGCCAGTTGCCGATGCGCTTGGCGGCCTGAGAGTGCACCGGGGTGGACACCCTGAGCCCGCCGCCGGTGAGGATTTGGGAGTCATACAGGGGGCAGTAGGTGATGCCCTTGTCGTAGAAGTAGCGGAAGACGTCATCCTCTGACCAGTCAAAGATCGGCTTGCAGAAGACGACGTTGGGGACCTTGCCCTTGTTGATGTAGTTCTCGCTGATCTTGTTCACGCTCGCGCGGAGGCGGGTGATGGACTCACTCGCCCGGATGCCGTTGAGGATGGCGACCTTCCCCTTGAGCTCACGGGCGATGAGGGTCTCAATGATGTACTGCGGGACGGCCTGCTTGGGCGGGATGCCGAGGTCTTTGGCGGTGGTGGCCCACTCCGGGATTTCCCGCACATGGGCCCGGTTCGGGTCCCACTGGATGTAGTTGCGAATGTCCCCGAGGATGAACTTCTCACTGCGCATGGGCAGGGCCCACCATGTCATGTCCACCCATGGCTGGCGCCGGTAGCCGTCCACGAAGTTGATGACCGAGTCGGGGATGAGCTCCTCATCGTAGAAGCTCACCTTGACCTTCTCGTGGCCGAGTTCCTCAGCGATTTCCTTGACGAGGTGCAGGACGACGAGTGAGTCTTTCCCGCCGCTGAAGGACACCACCACGTGGTCAACGATGGCGAAGATATGCCGGATGCGGGCCCGGGCCTCGTCCAGCACGTTGGCGTCGATGAACTGCTTATACCGTGCCATCAGCCATTGCCTCCGTCAGGGCGGCGGCCAGCCGGGCGCCGATGCTTCCCTCTTCGCGGGTGGCCTTGAGGTGGCGGAGGTAGGCGTGCCATACGGCCTGCTGGGCCTCATCATCGAACACCAGTTGGTAGGAGACGACGAAGTTGGGCACCTTGTAGTCCGTCCACTCGTCCTCACCGGCCTCCGGCTTGGGCAGGAGGCGCGTGTAGTCACTCTGGGAGAACCCGGTGCCGGTGTAGTCCGTCAGGCCGCCGAGGAGCTCAGCGAGGGCCTCATTGTCGTACGAGGAAAGGTCACTCGTGCGGTTGTCGGCGACGACGATCTTGGCGGCCGTCTCCTCATCGACGTCCACCCATGCGACCTGCAGGCGGTGCAGGCCGATTTTGGCGGCGGCCTGCGCGGTGTGGTTGCCCGCCAGAATCTCATTCCGGCGCCCGGTGATGTTGCCCCGGTTGACGACGAGGGGCTTGAACTGGCCGAGGGTCTTCAGGGACTCCGCGATGGCGTCAATGTCGCCCCGGCGCGCGTTTTTGTAATAGGGGTTCAGGTCCTCAAGGGCGGCGGTTGAGGTTTCGATGATGGGCTGAGTCATGCCCCCATCGTATCTGACGGGGGGTTAGGTTCAGGACGGGGACACGGGAGCGCCGCGCCCCGGATTTGAGGCGCGGCGCGGCGTGTCTAGCGGGCCAGTGTTTCCAGCGTGTCGAGGAGGTGGGTGAAGCTGGCCAGCTTCGCCACGGAGTCCTCGTGCCCGGTTTCCTTCCACGCCTTCGCGGCGGCCACGGCGGCCTCCACCGGGCCCGGGTCGTGGCTGGTGGTGATTACCCCGTCAACGATGGTGCCGCGGTGCTGGGCGTCAGCGTCCCGCTCACGGGCGGCCTCCTGCAGGGCGTCCCGGGCGGCGGTCATGGTGCTGAGGCGGCGTTGCAGGCTTCGCACCTCAGTGTCTAGGGAGGTGACGTTGGCCTGCAGGCCGTCCGCCCGGATGATGTGGGGGAGGGCGGCCTGCCGGGTGAAGGTGTTGGCCATGGCGGTGACGGCACTCAGGGCCTCCTCGTTGAGCTCAATCCCGTAGCCCTCGCTCAGGAACGTGGTGATGGCGGCGGCGTTCCGGTCCACCATGGCGCCGTTGGGGGCCTCTGTGCTGGCCCGGCGCACGGCGGAGCCGTAGAGGGCGGGGCGCTGGTGGTAAATCTGCCCGGCCCTGAGGTGCGCGTGCTCGGCGTCCGCGGTGTGCTGGCTGAAGCGTTCCGCGGAGGCCGGGGGCTGGGCAATGGTGGCCAGCATGCGGGGCCCCACGTAGACCTCCGGTTCAGGGTTGGGCGCAAGGTTGGCCCGCCCGGCACCGGCCCGGTCCATGGCCTCCATGGCCTCATGCAGGCTCGTCCCCGTGGTGGCGGAGAGGTCGGCGGCCAGCATGGCGCTGTTCAGGGCGCCGATGATGCCGGGGGTCTGCCCGGTGGTCAGGGATGCCCGGTCATACTCCACGCCAATCGCTGAGCCGTTGGGCTCGGCGGGGTTGGTGGTGTGCATGGTGATGGTGCCGTCCACGTCCATGCCCATCGTGACCAGCGGCCCGCGGAGGGCGGTGTGGGCGGCCTGCAGGTCCGGGGGCATGTTCAGGCCCGCCTCCATGGCGGCCCTGATCCGGGAGTTGGTTACGGCGTCAGGCCCGGTGACCACGGGGCGGCCCAGTGCGGCGCGGAGCTCCTCCTCGGTGGCCTCCGCCGGATTTGGCAGGGTGGTGGCGCCCGCGTAGGCGGTGGCGAGGTTGGCAAGGATCGGGTCACCGGCGGGGCGGCGGAGGCGGTCATGCATCGGGTTGGCCTCGCGGATGCAGATGGCCTCGTTGCGGCCGTTCAGGCCCACGGTGCCCACGGGTACCCCGGCCTCAAGCACCACGTCTCCCGGGGCGGCGGAGGCCGCGGCGGGGGTGTTGAGGTCACGCTCCTCCCACATGGCGGGCATCTGCTCATCCGGGTGCATGGCGGGGGCGGCGTCCGTGGGAGGGTTCCACGGGTTGGCGGCGTTGAGGGTGGCGGCGAGTTCTGCGTCTGTGGGCGGGGCCTGCAGTCGGGGGCGGGATGCGCGGCGCTGGCGGGCGGTGAGGGTGGCGGGGTCCACGCCCAGCTGGCGGAGGGCCCGGTAGGCGTCGTCGGCCAGTTCGCTGATGTGGCAGATGCGGCGGCCGTTCCAGTTGCGGAGGAGCCCGGTGCTGGTGATGGTGAACTGCATGGCCAGCGGGGTGGCCGGGC